CCAAGGCCGTGTTTGAGGAAGCGTACCGCCCCATCGACAGTATGAACTTCGGGCTGGCTATCGAGGCCATGAAGAAGGGGAAGAAGTGCAGACGGGCGGGCTGGAACGGAAAGAACCAGCACATTGAGCTGGCCTCTGCCATCAGTTACACGTCCCCGGCTGGCACAATCGTCAATGCCGAGCACGCGGCCATTGGGAACAAGGCTATCGCATTCTGCGGCACTTCCGGCGTGCAAATGGGATGGCTTGCAAGCCAGGCGGATATGCTGGCCGACGACTGGGAAATCGTGGAGTAAAGGAAGGAGCACATCATGGATATTACGACCATCATTGAAGCGGCGGCTGCCCTTGTGGCTGCCGTCATCACCGCCGTGGTCATTCCCTATATCAAGAGCCGGACCACGGCCCAGCAGCAGGCGGAGATCAATGCCTGGGTGAAGATCGCCGTCACCGCTGCCGAGCAGATCTACACCGGCTCCGGCAGGGGCGAGGAGAAGAAAGCCTATGTGCTGAACTGGCTCCAGGAGCATGGCATTACCGTTGATGCTGAAAAGCTGGATGCGCTGATTGAGGCCGCCGTATATGATCTGACAAACAA